TACCGCGGCGCAAAAGTCACTCGCATATTGCATAAAACGAACGCCAGCGGCGAGCGAGAAAAGCTTGCAGTATGTAATTAAATCCACGCCAAGCGCAGTCCAGAAAAGTCTTCAGTACACGATAAAATCACCAGTCGCAAAAACGAAGAGTCTGCAATATTGCGTTACAATTCCACAAACAGCAATCACGAAATCACTTACCTATTCGGTTTTGACTGTGCCAAGCGCGATCACGAAATCGTTGCAATATGTGGTGCGCGGAACGCCGGCGGCAATCGAAAAAGGTTTTGAATATCGCATACTTACCATACCGACCACAACGACAAAATCGTTGCAGTACGCAATCAAAGCATCGGTATCCGCGATTGAGAAAACATTAAAATACTGCGTTCCCACTACGCCTGCCGCCGTCACAAAGGGGATGATTTATTCCATTTTAACAATCCCAACAGCTGTCATGAAAGGGCTTTCTTATACGATTAAATCCACGCCCGCGGCGATACAAAAGGGGTTGGTTTATTCTATCCTCACTCATCCGAGCGCGATAACGAAAACGCTTGAATATATTGTTGAGGCAAAAATTAAAATCACAAAAAGCTTACAGTACGTAATCCTCACCACGCCCGCGGCGGTTACAAAAAGCTTTGCATATAATATCGTTACCGTTCCTGCCGCCATTACAAGGTCGCTTGAATATGAAATCAAAACACAAACAGGAATCACAAAAAATCTTACTTACGCGATTCAAACGACACCAAGCGGAATAACAAAGTCGTTACAATATGAAATCAAGACAACGCCAGCGGCTATTCAAAAGCCATTCACATACGCGATTCAAACATCCGGAGATATAAGTAAATCACTCACTTACGCAATTGAAACGCATGAATCGATAAGTAAGAGCCTGCAATATGCGATTGCTACTACACCGAGCGCGGTCACAAAAGGGTTAAGTTACGCAATTGAAACGCAGGCGGTAAGTACAAAGGCACTCACCTACATGGTGCTGACACAACACTCAAAAACAAAATCGCTGGCATATTCCGTTTTGGCATCCGTGCCGGTTACGAAATCGATGCAATATCGCATTTTATTGCAATCAATTAAAACGAAATCGATGCAATATGTGATCAGAATTTATCCGTATAAACGCAAAGCCACAAATCCATATACGCCCAAAACAACACGCCCTTACACTCCACTCAAAAAAGTTTTATAATAAAATCACTATGGCTTCCAAAGGATATACAACGCGCACAGAAATTGAGAACTACTTGGTAATTGATATTGATGCAAGTTTCCACGATCAAGTAGATAGGTGGATTTGCGATATCGAAAAATATATCGACCAGCAAACCGGTCGTAATTTTGTTGCGGACTCCGTTGCTTCAGCACGATATTTTGACGGTGACAATTCCAGAACATTATTAATCGATGATGCGGTTGCAATCACCGAAATCAAAACTACTGATACGGTTATGGTTGCAGACACGGATCCGTTACTTGCCGATGGCGATTTCATTTTGTATCCGGCTAACAAATTGCCGATAACTAAGATTGCTTTACGCGCCTCTGTTTTTCCGGCGTATCCTCTGCGCGGAATTAAAATCACTGGCAAATGGGGATATAGCGTTGCTGTCCCGGAGGACATTAAACATGCCGCAACGGTTTTGGTTGCCGGTATAATCAATTATTCTTGGACGGCCGAGGGTGAAGTAAAAACCATGTCTATTGGCAGATATTCAGTTACATATCACGATAAAACGCAATGGATGGACTACGAAAAAGTAGATGCCGTCCTCGATTTGTATAAAAAATATTCTTTTTAAGAAAAAATAAAATGGCAATTGAAAGTCAATTCAACAAATCGGTGGTGGTAAAAAGACTTACCGATGACAGCGGAAACACGGAAATATACGACACCCATATTGTAAGTTTGCCGTGCCACATCCAGCCATACGATGACTCGTTTAATCAAGATGTTGATGGGAGTTTTGGAAAAGATTCGCTTATGTTTTGCTCGGTTGTTGATCTCCAAGAGGGTGATGTTGTCGTTTATGCTTCAAATAATTATCGCGTTGTGAGTGTGGAGAGCATGGAATTTTTAAATCAGCCACAACACATTGAGGCGCGAATCCGTCTATTTAACCCATAGAGGCATGATAAATATGCGTGTTGAATTTAAGGGGCTTGAAAGATTGCACGAGGCATTGAAGCGTATTCCGGAGGTAACAATTAAAGAGATTCACACCGCACTTGATAACTCCCATGTAGTTATTTTGGGTGCGGCGATTAAAGAATCACCAATAAATAAACAAACCGGTGGTGGACAATTGCGTGGAAACATTAGGGCAGCGTTCAAAACACAGACACGGCTTGAAATTACATCACATGCGCCATATTCACATTTCGTTGAGGGTGGCACGCGCCCGCATGAGATTTCTTATAAAAAAAGTGGACGTGGGGGGCTGTATAATAAGCGAATACAGCAAGGATTTGGTCGGCATGTACACCATCCCGGCACGAAAGCAAATCCATTCATGCGCAGAGCATTAACGCAAAGCCAATCTGCGATTGAGGGGTTTTTTAAAGCGGCATTGCAAAAAATTTGGGAAAGTTTAAAATAATTCCATGGCATCTACAACACTCACACAAATCATTGCTCTGCTAAAAACAAAAATTTCTGCGCTGAAGAATGGAACTGCGCCTATATTTACGGAAGTTTTAGATTATGCCGAGGGTAAATTTAGTGCAGGATTTCCTGCAGCAAGAATTTACGAAACCGGTGGAAATGGAAATGTCGCGGATACGCACAGAAATCAACGCACTTTTAATTTTGTTGCTAAACTTTATCAAGAGCAAAGCAATGCCGGAAAAACTGCAGATGAGGCGGCGACAATAATGCGCGCTGCGACAGATGCGGTTATTACTGCGTTTGATCAAGACAGGGATTTGAGTCGTGAAGTAATGACTGTTCGCGTTGTTGGATTCAGTACAGATTTTTCCATTCAAAAAGGCGCGTTTAATTTTGCGACAATCCAAATCGATGTTGTTGTGCTTGTGAATAGTTATTAACGAGTTTATAATCTCATCAGAATATGAAATTTAAAAACACTACAAATCAAGATTTAAATATTCCGGATGTCGGCATCGTTAAGGCTGGCGAAATCCGCGAGATGCCGGATGGATTTCATAACGCTAATTTTGTTGAGGTTATAATGCCGGCTCAACAAAAACCAAAAGTAGAAAAAATTATTAACGATTAAAAATATGTCAATTACTCTTGCCGATAAATCTTACTTGGCTGTTAAGCCGCAAGTCGCGGCGGCAACGCCAATTATTCCAACAAATTTTATTCCGCTGATATCAGAAAGCATCCGGTATAATCCAAACCTTACACCGGACCGGAGAATGAAAGGTTTGTCTTGGAAATCGGATGAACTGCTCAAGGGAGTAAAAACCATTGAGGGTGATTTAGAGATATATGCGGATCCGGATGCGCTCGGACATGTTCTTAATATGTGCTACGCAAAAGGCGTAACCAGCGGAGATGCGGCAAGTGGATATACCCATCCGTTCACGGTTGGCGAGGGTGATTCCTACTCAATCGATATCCCACGCGGAGATTATACAGAGCGTTTATACGGCGTGCGTGCCGGCAATTTGAAAATTTCATTTGAGGACAATAAAATGAAAGCGGCAATTTCAATTAAAGCACTTGGGAAATTTTATTCCGCGTCACTCGCTGTCGCGCTCACAGGCGCGGGCATGACCGCGGCAGTTTTGAAAACCGATTCAAGCCTACGACCTACTGACGGTTTATGCATTGGCGATGTAATTAATGTTGGTGGAGTGGATATCACGCTTACGGGAGTCAATGCGGATGGTACAACCCTCGCTTTTGCCTCGATTACAGTCACGGCAGCCGTTGGTGATCCTGTATTTTTGAAAAAACAAACGCCGTCTTTTACGGATTTGCAGGAACCTTTTTACATGGGTGAAACTTTGGTCGGAATGGCAGCAACGTCCGCGGCGGCAGATACAGCGGCGGCCGCAAGAGCAACCGCGTCACCATGTTATGATTTGAATGTTGAATTTGACAATGACTTAAAAACGGAACCAGCCTCCGGATACGCAGGCCCGGCCGTCATTCTAAACGGTGTCCGGAGTGGAATCGTAACATTGCGCAGACTCTTTACGGACCCAACGCAATATCAGAAATTTATTGAAAACGTAAAGCAAGCAATAACTATTATCAGCACCGGCAGATATATCAAAACGGATTTGTCTACTTCGGAATTACTTACAATCAAAATCAATAAAGTTAAGCTCACAAATAATGAGGAGCCGCTCAATGTTGGTGATTATATTTATGACAACCAGACATTCGAAATGCTCTACGATGCCGGCGATGCCGCGGCCGTAACGCTAAGTTTGGTGAATAGAACGGCAGACACAAATTATTAACACAACCATTTTTTAACGAAATAAATACTATGGAAGCACCAACAATTATTGTCACAACGCCGATTTCCGGCTTAAAGGTTTACGTCTATCAATGGATTACCGGCCGCAAAGCTGAATATATCCAAGAGCCGATACTTGCCGCAACTAAAATGGGAAGCCCGACTGCAGGAGGAGCATTCTCGGTAAGTAGTTTTGATGCTAAGGTTGCAATCCACGAATCCAATCATCGCGAGATTGAGTCGTATATTGCAAAAGTCGAAGAGGAAACGGATCCAAAAAAATGCATTGAATTAATACTTGATTTACCAGAAAAAGATTACGAATTTATTCAAACCCATATAGCGACAATGAAAGAACAGGATAAAAAAAAATCTTAAGCATAGAATACTTGCGTGCTTATCGGTTCTGTAAAATGATGGGCTGGGATTGGTACACATACCAGTCGCAGCCCATTTCCTTTATAAGGGCATGTGAGCATTGGGCCGAAATCGATAACAAGAAAAAGTCATGAGTAATGAATTAAAAGAAACAATTGTCGTTGATGCGGAAGACCGCACAAAAACAGCTTTTAATGGAATAGAAAACAATTTCAATTCGCTACAAAAACGAATTGAAAAAATGCAACCCGCTTTCAAGAGCATGGCAATTAGTGGTGGTGTTGCGTTTGCGGCAATTACCGCGGGGTCTGCTAGAGCACTTTCGGCTTATGCTGATGCAGAGCGTTCTCAAAGACAACTTGAGCACGCAATTTTAGATGTTTCAAAGGGAACAAAAGAACAGGTGGCGGCAATTACAGAGGTGTCTAATGCATTACAGCGAAAAGCTGGCATTGACGGAGATGCTCTTGCTATGGGTGCGGCCCAACTTTCTACATTTGGACTGCAATCAAAATCGGTTGTTAATCTTACAAAAACACTTGCCGACTTAACGGTTAATCAGAACGGCGTGAATGCCAGTGCGGATGCGTACGTTTCAAGCGCGAACATAATGTCAAAAGCACTAAGAGGAGAATTTGGCTTATTGGAAAAACAGGGCATTAGATTTACAGAAGCGCAAAAAAAGATTTTGCAATACGGAACTGAAGCAGAAAAGGTGGCAGCAATTCAAGAGGGCTTCGCTCAGAATCTTAGAGAAACAACGGACACACTTAGCGGTGTCGATGTTGGATATGCAAGAATTACAAGACAGCTCGGAGAAATCCAAGAATCTGTCGGCAAAGCTCTTGCACCGGCATTTGATGAATTATCTAAAAAACTTGTTCCAATAATCATATCGATTTCGGACTGGATAGATGCCAATCCACAACTTGCAGCGACTATAATTGAGGTGAGTGCAGCTATTGCGGGCTTGGTTATGGTAACCGGAACTATTGGCATTGCATTAGGCAGATTAGCCATGGCGGCTACTGCGCTTAAAATATCAATGGTAGCGTTGATTGGATGGATCGGGCTTATTCCAATTATTATTGCTGCTGCAATTGCAGCAGGGGTATTAATATATAAAAATTGGGACACGATAAAGAAAAAAGCTGTTGAGATTTGGAAATATATAACTGCTTTTTTTCAACAAACTTGGAGAAAAATAACTGCTGGCTTTTCGGATACTTGGAAAAAAGTTAGTGAGTGGTCTGTTAATACATGGGGATCAATAACGAGATTTCTTACTGATACATGGTCTGGAATTATGCAAACCGCAAAAAGTATTTGGGATTCAATTTCATCATTTTTTGTAAATCTATGGTCTGGAATTAGCAATGTTTTTAAAACGGCAGTTAATTTTATCGTTGGATTAGTGGCTCTTGGGTTTAATGCAATGGGGTTGGATATTACAGAAGTGATGAAAAATATTTCTTCCGGATTAACTTCTGCGTGGGAAAATGTAAAATTAATATGGAATACTTATATCGCGTTGATATTGGGAATCACGCAATCGGTATGGAGTGCAATTACAGGGTACATTGGGGATAAAATAACAGAAGCAAAAAACATTGTTTCCAATGTGTGGAAAACAATTGAGGGCATCTGGCAGAATGCTTTAAATTGGATAAGTCAAACAACTGCAGGCTGGGGTGAAAACATAAAAAACAGTATAGGTGGCATTGTCCAATGGATATCAGAGAAATTTAATTGGCTTGGCGAAAACATGGCCGGGCTACTTAAAAAGGCAACCAATATTACCGACCAGATCGGAAAATCAATAGGCGATGCCACGCGCACTACTGGGGGCGTAGTGTATGGGGCTGCACAGTCTGCAGGTAGCATGATCGGGAATGCATTTAATTCTGTGGTGGCTGCGGGTTCTAAAATAACCGGA